AGCGCATGGATTGGCGGCGCTGCCGCCGGCGGACAGGTATCACCGGCGGCTGGACGTGCCGGCTGAGGTGCAGGCCGAGCATGACCGCTGGGAGATCGAGGCCATGGCCGATCGCGATTTGACGGCTACGCAATTGGGTGATCCGGTGCCGAGCCGATCTGCGCTAGGCCAGCGGGGCAAACCATGACTGCGCCCGCCATTCTCGGCACTGTTGCCACCTACGAAGACCTGCATTACATCCTGCGGTTGCGAGCGGATGCCTTGGGTGTTTCACGTGAAACCATTGATGAAAATGGCCATTTTGCCGAGGGTTACGCCAGCAAGACACTGCGCAATGATCCCAAATTGAGAATCGGCTGGTGGTGCCTGGGGGATATGCTGGCGGTATTGGGTCTGCGGCTGGTGGTGATCGAGCATGGCAAGGCAGCGGCCAAGCTGAAAAAGCGCAATGCGAGCAATGTGCGGAATGGCACAATGATGCACGCTAGTGTGCATAGGGCAATCAATAAAATATGGGCCAAAGGCGGTTTTAACAGCCGGCGGTATATGTCAAAACAGCAGGCACAAGCCCTAGCGCGCCGTGCAGCGCAAATCAGGTGGGCAAACCGTGCCGCAGATACGCTTTGACCAGCAATGCAATGGTAGGGCTAATTGGCGTTGTACCTTGTGCGAGCCTAATGCACTGTCGTATGCCAAGGCCGAGCGCGGCGGCGGTAGCTTTTCCCGCGCGGGTCAAGCCTAGTTGCGATAGCGCGTCCAGGTATTCGGCAATGGTCATTGCCTGCGGTCCCGGCCTTAGTCCTCGCAGGCTGCCGTGATCCGGCAGTGATCGGGGCTCCGGCGCCAACCGGGGCCCCATTAGCCGATCAAACTCCGCACCATGATCGAGCGGTTCCGGCAGCACAATTGCATCGAGTTTTGCCTGCCGTAATTCAGCCCGCAGGCTGGCGATTTCGCTATAGGCGCGATTGATCTCATTGTCCTCGATGGGCCGTTTATGTTGCCGCGCCGGCTTGCTGCCAATCGAGCGGCCACGGTTGCGCGCGTCCATGGCGGCTTGTTTGCCGGCTGCCATGCGGTCTTGAAAATTGTAACTGTCTAGTGACATTGGATTGTCCTCGCATAAGGTAGTGGGCAGCCGCGCCAACGGCTGCCCGTGTAGGGATTAGTCTGATAGTTGAACGCCAGCCCGCGCCAGTTCGCAGAAACGGTTTTCTTGCGTTCCTGGTCGCATAGCCATTGGATGATTGCCGCGAACTAGCAGCAAATCCATGTGATTAAGCACTGCTTTGTCCGTGTAGCGAAGCGTCCAATGGCAATCATTGCGCTTGTGGGCGTCCATTAGTGCTTCATTGATTAGGTTTGTGAGATGTTGTGCCATTGTCTATTCCTCCTCGATTGCATCGTGAAACATTGGCATATCCGCCAAGTCGAGTTGATCCCGCTCGTCGCTAAATAGTCCATGGTCGCACGGTATCTGCGGCTTAGGTGCCATTAGCGGCGAGTTAGCTTTGCGTTGGGCTAGGGCGGCTTGGTCGCGGGATAGGGCATTGGTGAGCCCTAGCGGCGTCATGCCAGCGAGTGGCGGGAGTTGTGGGGTTTTCATGGCTAGGCTGCCTTTGCGGTATCAATCGACTGCACTAGCTTGGTCAGGTCCGCGATTTCGCGGATATGGTTTTTGGCTTGCTGGTCAATGGCTGCCAATGTGATAGCCTTGGCGTCAATGGCGTTTAATGCTGCCCACATTGCGGCCGTTGCCTGCCGAGAGGTCCTATAACTGTCCTCTAATTTGGGGCGGTCGATTGTGCTGCCGAACAGGTCGAAGATGACGTATCGGTAGCCGCGCTTTGTGTTGTGCATATCGAGCGCCATGCTTTCGACAATGGCGAACAGTAGGCCATTATCGGTGTGGCGTGCCGACAAAATGCGCGATTTGTGGAAGCGTAGCGTGTCGTCGTCAACGTAATGGGTGCGCCCGTTTAGATTGCGTTGCGCATTCCATTTTGGGTTGCTGCTTTCGCTGCGGTATAGGTTTGTCATGACTACGCTACCTTTCTGGCGCGCACGTTGGCGCCAGGCTGGCAGGCTTGCATAAACAAATCACGCTTAAAGAGCGGATTATCGTCAAAGAACATATCGGCCAGTTCGTCGCAAACTACTTCCATCGCGTCATTGACGGCTGATTGCTGCTTTGAATCGTGCAAGCCGAATTGCTCTTGTTCTATGCGGCTATCCTGCATCACTTGCGCGATAGCCTGATAGTGCCGTTTGCTGAATTGTGCCATTGTGTCCTCGCATTGTCGGCGGGATTGCCGATCTAGCGCCCCATGTAGAGGCGCTAGGGCTGCAATCTCAAACTCCGCACATTCCTTCACAGTCGTTGTTGAATAGGTTTAATTGACCGCGTTCCTCAGCCGTTGATAAATCGACATCGGCCAATGGTATTTTGGAATGGTGGGCGAACTGTTGTCCTTTCATTTTTGGCTGATCTCGAATGGCCGCGTCTATTGTTAGGGCATCCTGCCATTCGTCTGGAACTCGTTTAATGTCGCGCCATTGGCTATTGGAATGATAAGGACAACCGATGCAGGATGATTTTGGGGGTTGCGGGTAATTCTGCTCTGTTAGCCATTGCAGGCAATCGCGGCGGGTCATTCTTAATTCAATCAGTGGCCATCTATTGACCATGTAGCCGATTTTAGATGGCTTCATACGCATGGCTTCGTCTAAGCTAATACCAATCCATATTTGTGCGCCACCCTTGGGTGTTTTATCGCCTAGCAGGGCGCGAACTTTTTGCCGGATTGGTTTTAGTTTGTATTCTTGGGTGCATTGTCTGCGGCCAATGGCTGTTGAACCGTTGGGCATGACCATATGCCAAGGCACGGCGGCGAAGCGCCCACCGCTTGTGTTTGAGCGCGATAGAATGTCGGCGCGCAGATTGCCCGCGCTTACCTGATAAATCGGGAATGGGATGGCTTGTGATTTGAGCCATGCGAGATGGCGATAGACCGCTTTAGGTTCCCATTGCGTATCGGCAAAGATTGCGGCGTCGGGCATGGGGCCGATTTTGCCCTGTGCTGCCATGAGCAATAATGTGGTGCTTTGCACGCCTGCACCTAACGATATGATATTGAGCAAGTTTTTATCCTCCAGCGCAATTAAATGTCGCGATCAGCGCGGCAACTATAGCACGCCCCAAGTCTTGAGCGGCTTGACGTTACGGACCTGCCATTTGATTGGGCCGATATGATTGTGGTCCTCTATGGTATCGGATGTCATCTCGCCCTCATTGATGGCATAGGCAACGATTTCGCCAACATCCGGCATATCGTCATCTAATGTCTCATTGGTGTAGTGCGGATTGTAGACGACGCCCGGTATCCATGTATTGGTGCGCGGCTGCAATATGATGTTAGGTTCGATTTGCAACTCGAAAGCCAATCCCTTACCGCCGGGATAAATGACATCGACTACGATGGTATCTAGGGTGATTTGCCCCCAAGCGTTTTGCTGCTCTGCGGCTAGTTTGTTCAGAAGCTTGTCTGTGATTTTGCGTGCCATGTGTCATCCTCGCTTTGTGCTGCATTGCCTCGCCATGAAGCAACGTACACACCATATTCATATTATCTGCACACTGTCAACAGGTCATACGACACAAAGACAAAATAAAAAACTAAACCGCGAACACATTATGGAATATTGCAGCCAATTGATAATGTGGCCAAACGCAATATAATTACGCCATGTTCCATAACTACAAATAAATGCAGCCAATATCAATGGCTTACATGGGGGATTGACATGCAGCATATATTATGCGTCTGCATCCCTAGCGCTGCCGCAGCCTAGCTCTACAGCCACACCTGCCCTACAGCAGCACAAATCAGCCCTACAGCACGCGAGCGCATGGCCTGCCGCAGTGCTGCACAGTGCATGTCATAATGTCACATGCAGGTATGCCATCGTGACACAAGCAACGCACCGCAAGGCAATCCCCAAGGCTACAGCAGACAGCGCACAGCACAGCACAAAATAGCAATATTGCTGCACTGCAAACGTAACGCTTGGTTATGCCCCATCACCAATGCTTATGATGTAAGCGGATATACAATCCGCTGGCTTGGTGTAAGCCATTGCATATATTGATGTATTGCAGCCATGTCGCATCCATGTTGCATTGGCTGCGCATATAGGTCATGGGCAAATAGACCGGGGTGGCTGCCGGTGGCACCCCCGAGATGCGCTGGCGCTGGAAAATTCACCTATCCCCTCTGCCACGCGCTGTTCTGTGTGTGCGTGTGAATGTAGTCCTAACCGGGTCTAAAATAGACCGGGGGTAGTCCGGTGTGGGTTTTGGTGGTATGTGTGCCTTGCGGGACACATAACGGTTACTCTAATTGTGGCGGTATGGGAAAACGTCTGGCGATAGAGCCGCTGATCGGGTTGCCGCCGCGTGATGAATGGGGGCCACATCTTGAGGCGTTGCGCGATGACCGGCAGCGTTTGTTTGTGGTTCACATGGCGGCTGGGTTTACGGCAGCCAATGCTGCTCGATCGGCTGGATATTCTGATACCAGTGAGGCGGCAAAGGTGCGTGCGCACCATCTGTTGCAGAACGGCGATGTTCTGGCTGCATTGCATGAAGTTGGCTGGCGTGTGCTGCGCGGCGTATCGGTCAAGGCCATTCATGCTTTGAATGCCGTTGTTGATAATCCTGACGACCCAAAGCATTTGATAGCAATCGGCATGGTGCTCGACCGCACCGGCTATGCCGCGCAGACTGAGCATAAGGTCACGGTGCGGCATGAGATGGACGAGTTGCAATTGAAGGCCATTGCTGCTCGCTTCTCGATGGAGACTGGTGTTTCAATGCAGAAACTATTGGGGTTTAACGATGTCATCGATGGAGAGTTTGAACCCGTCACAGAAGCCCCTGACGCCGCAGGAGCGCAGGAAAGTCCTGATCTGGCTGGCGGAAAGACAGAGGTTCAATAAGTTTGCGTATTTCGAGCCGTATGTGAAGCAGCGGCAGTTCTTCAATATGGGCCTGGGCGTGCGTGAGCGGCTGCTTATGGCAGGTAACCGCGTCGGCAAGTCGCAGGCCGGCGCCTTCGAGGCGGCAGCCCATCTCACCGGCAATTATCCCAAATGGTGGCGCGGTAGGCGCTTTGACCGGCCGGTGCGGGCGTGGCTCGCCGGCGAAACCTCAGGGGTGGTGCGCGATGTCCAACAAGCGAAGCTGTGCGGAGAGCCTGGGGTGGATTCGGATTTCGGGGCGGGCCTCATTCCTAAGGACGCTTTCGCTGATAAGCCGTCTCTCGCCCGAGGCGTCACGGACGCTTACGACACTATCCAGGTCAAGCATATTAGCGGCGGCATTAGCGTCGCGCGCTTTAAGTCGTACGAGCAGGGCCGCGCCAAATTTCAGGGCGAAACGCTCGACTTCATCTGGTTCGATGAGGAACCGGACCTCAACATCTATTCGGAAGGACTGACCCGCGTCGCCGCCACCGGCGGCATGGCCTACATGACGTTCACGCCGCTTAAAGGTCCAAGCGATGTGGTGACGCGCTTTACCGACGAGCCGAGCGAGGATCGCGGCATGGTGTCCATGCAGATCGAGGACGCCAAGCACATACCGCCGGAGCAGAGGGCTTCCATCATTGCCGGCTACCCGGCGCACGAGCGCGAGGCGCGCGCCAAGGGCGTGCCCATGCTGGGGTCGGGCCGGATATTCCAGGTCACGGAGGAATCGATCTCAGAGGCCATAATCGACAACGTGCCGGGTCATTGGGGGAAAATATGGGGCGTGGACTTCGGCATCATGCACGCCTTCGCGGCAGCCCTGCTGCTGTGGGACCGCGACAACGATTGCATCCACGTGCACCACGTCATCCGCATGAAGGACTGCGGGCCTCTGCAACATGCAGTGCCCATGCGCAATATCGGCGCGAGCGTGCCGGTCGCCTGGCCGCACGACGGCAATGTGCGCGGCGACAGAAACACCGGGCAGACCGTGCAGAAACTCTACAAGGACCAGGGCCTACACATGCTAAAAGAGTGGGGAACCTGGCCGGATGGCGGGTTTTCCACCGAGGCCGGCATCATGGAAATGCAGGAACGCATGACCACCGGGCGGTTCAAGGTCGCCAACCATCTGTCTGATTTCTTTGACGAGTTCCGGCTTTATCACCGCCGCGATGGGCAGATCGTAAAGGAACGCGACGATATCTTGTCAGCCGTGCGCATCGGCCTGATGATGAAACGCTACGCCAAGAACGTGCCGCTCGGTTCCATGGACGTGCGCCGCCAGACCGGCTCCGGCCCGCAAATAGCCGATGGCATAGATTTCGATCCGTTCCAGCCGTTCGATTAACAGTGCCTTGCGGTAGGCGGTTGTGCGGCGCAGTTTGCCGCAGTCTGTCCTTATGGAGGCGCCGGCATGGCCACACCCAACCCGTCATCGCTCGCCAATATCAACCTGGGGCTAGGCGGGCTGGGCGATGCTCTCAATCAGCAAATGGCCGACCAGGAGGAGGAGCGCAAGAAAAAGCTCCTGCAATCAGCCAATCCGCAGGGCAGTAGCAAACAGGCAACCGCGCTGGGGCTTGGCGCCATCAACCTGCTCGGCGGCTACAGTGGCTAGATTGTCCACCGGAATGTTGCCGGAAGTCATGCGCGCATCGTGGCAGGGCAGGCTGATTGCAGCCACGCGCTACCGGCCGCTCGGCGCGGTGGTCATGTCGGTGGTAGCGCATTCCGACGACGAGGCCATGGAGGAGTTGCTGCACGCGGTGTTCGACGACTTTGCGGGGCTGCGCCCGCCCGGCCTGTGCAGCGCTGGCAAGATCGCGCAGAGCGGCGCCATCGTGGCGGACATCATTCGCAAGGATGGCGTCCGCATCCTCAATGCCGTGATCTTCAAGGACGAGGAACAGATGCAAGGCGCGCTGCGCCGGCTCGCCGACGACATCAAACTCAACGACGACGACCGCATCGAACTGTTCCGCTACGCGCAGAAATGGATTGTGGCCGACCGGCGGCTCGATCCGAATTTCTCCGTGCATGACCCGGATGCCAGAAGGTTCGCATTGAATTAAACATGGCCGCAAAATCAAAGCCTAATTTCAATTTCAACGTCACGCTTAATTCCGCGAACGCGCAGGTGCTCGATGGAATGCCGCGCGATATACCGTGGAAGGAACAGGAGCTAGTTACCCAACTGCTGCAAGAGTTCAGTCAGATGACGATCTGGCGAAATACGTTCGCGATCCAGTGGGAGGAGGTGGCCCAACTAATTCATCCCAACTCGCGCAACACATTTTTCTACATGAACTACAACTGGCCGGGCACCAAGAAAAGTCAGCAGCAGATCGACGCCACCGGCATGATGGCGCTGCACAGGTTCGCCGCCATCTGCGATTCGATGCTCACGCCGCGCAACATGGAATGGCATACGCTGCGCGCCAACAATGATTACGTCATGAAGGACCGGCAGACGCGGCTGTGGTTCGATGAGGTGAACAGGATACTGTTCAATCAGCGCAACCAGCCGTCGAGCAATTTCACCGGGCAGAACCAGAACAATTTTCAGTCGCTCGGCGCCTTCGGCAACGCCGCGATGTACGTCGATAAGTTCGACGGCTCTAGTCACGGCCAGCGGCCAGGTCTGCGCTACAAGTCGATCCCGTTGGGCGAACTGTTCCTGGGCGAAAATCATCAGGGCCTGGTCGATCGCTTCGTGCGCTGGTTCCGGCTCACCGCATATCAGGCGGTGCAGAAATGGGGCATCGAAGCCCTGCCGGCGAGCCTGCACGCGCCGCTCAAGCAGAACAGCCAGTGGCCGTACAATTTCCTGCACTTCGTAAAGCCGCGCCACGACTACGATCAGGAACGCCTCGACAAGCGCGGCCTGCCGTTTTGTTCGTATTATATCTCTATCGAAGGCCGTTGCCTGATGGCTCCTGAGGGCGGCTATCGCTCTCTGCCGATATGCCCAAGCCGTTACGACCAGGGACCGAACGAGGTGTATGGCCGTGGCCCGGCGCAGATGGTGCTGCCGGCACTCAAGACGCTCAACGCGCAGAAGGCCGACTTCCTCACGCAAGGCCACCGTGCGGTGGCGCCTGTGTTCATTACCGGGGACGACGGCATCGTTGGTTTTTCCATGCGGCCTGGCGCGCTCAACAAGGGCGCCATGACCGAGGACGGCAAGAAGCTCATCGACGTGCTTCCCGCAGGCAACATCCAGATTTCCGAGAAGATGATGGACATGGAAAAGGAACTGATCCAGGACGCCTTCCTGGTCAGCCTATTCAAGCTCATCCTCGACGAGAAAATCCTGACCGCCACGCAGGTCACTGAGATCGTTAATCAAAAGGGCATCTTGATCGCGCCCACCCTTGGGCGGCAGCAGTCCGAGTATCTCGGGCCGATGATTGACAGGGAGTTGGATTTGCTCGCAGAGCAAAGACTGCTCCCCCCAATGCCGCCGCGCTTGGCCGAGGCCAAGGGCGAATACAAGGTGGTCTATACAAGCCCATTGGCCAAGGCGCAGCGCGCAGGTGAGGTGTCCGGCTTCACTAGAACTTTGGATATAGCCCATCAGGTAGCCCAGGCGACCGGCGACACATCCATCTACGATCCGTTCGACTTCCAGGTGGCGCTGCCCGACATTGCCGACATCAACGGCACGCCGGAACGCTGGATGGCCGACAAGCGGGCCATGGCGCAGAAGGCGCAGAGCCGCGCCAAGGCGCAGCAGATACAGCAGCAAATCCAGGCCATGCCGTCGCAGGCCGCCATGATGAAGGCGCAGGCCGTGCAAGCCAAGGCCGGCATGGGCCAGCAGGGCGGCGCACCGCAAGGCCAGCCGCAGCAGCAGCCGCAGCAAGGGCCTGGGCCGTAAATGTCCAAGGAAGAAGAAGCATTGGCACAAGCAGCTTTGGCGCGTGAAGAAGCCGAGCAGCGCAAGCGCGATTTTTCAATGTGTTTTTCCGGCCCATCAGGACAGAGGGTTTTGATGTACCTGAACCGTTTATGCAATGCTTCCAAAAGCTCGATCGTCCTAGATAATAATCAAGCCGTTGACATAAACCATACGCTTGTCAACGAGGGCAAGCGCCAGGTCTTTCTTGAAATACTCGCCTTTCTGAACCTCACACCAGAGCAGATATTTATGCTTCGCTTTGGGGTGCCATATCCAACAGGAGAAATGCAAAATGCCTGAAGCCGACACCGGAGCTGCCGCGCCAGCGATAACGGCCACCGGAACGCCAGCAGCACCCACTACCCCGACAGCGCCCTGGTACGAGGGCAAGGCCGACGCCGAAACCATTGGCTATTTCCAAAACAAGGGCTGGGCCGACGATCCGGTCAAGGCAGCCATCGAGGCATCCAAGGCGCACCGCGCCGCTGAAAGGCACCTGGGCGCGCCCGCCGACCAGTTGATCCGGTTGCCCAAGGACGGCAACGATCCGGCCTGGAACAACGTCTGGAACCGGCTGGGCAAGCCGATCGATCCGAAACTGTACGACTTTTCCGACATCAAACTGGCGGACGGTTCCGCCATCGATGACGCCTTTGCCGACACGCTGCGCAAGGCTGCGTTCGAGAACCACATCCCGAAGGATGCCGCCAAGGCGCTTGCGTCTGCCATGGTCAAGCACGCCGAGCAGAGCGATGCCACCGATGCGCTCGAAGCCAAAGCCAAATGGGACCAGGGCGTTGCCAAGATCAAGGAATCCTGGGGGCCGAAGTTCAATGCCAACCAGTTGCAGGCCATGGAAGGCGCCCGCAAGCTCGGCATTAGCCAGGAACTCTACGACACCATGGCGAAGGCGGCCGGCGTCGATGTCATTGCCGAACTGTTCCGCAAGATTGGCTCCGGCATCAGCGAGGACAAGCTGGTGGAGGGCAGCGGCGCTTCGCCCTCGACCGTGGAGGCGGCGACCGCGCGGCGCACCGAACTGATGGCCGACAAGGAATGGATGGCGCGCTATCGCAAGGGCGGCACGCTGGAGAAACGCGAAATGCACAATCTCCAGCAGATCATCACGGGTGTCATCGACACGGCGGCTTGATGCACACTTTGGCGCAAACCATTGCTGTCCTTCTGGCAATTGTCTTTCTTGCCTTGATGATTGCCGAATTTGTTATCAGGAGATATGACCCATGAGCGACCAGAGCCAGGCTACCGAACTTCCTCCGCAGCCCGTCAAGCAGCGCCGCAAGCGCGGGCCGAACCGCCCCAAGCTCGCGGTAGTGGCGACACCCAAGCCGTCGCCGTTCGCCGGTATGACCAAGATGAACTGCTGCGACGGCTGCCACAAAGGCCATTGCGTCGTCAGCAACAACACCTACTGCGCGCACCCATACAAGGGCGGCTTGCAGACCGGCGACCAGATGAAGCACGAGGCCGTCAAGCGGTACGGCGCCGCTAAGGCATATCTCGCGCATCAGGCGATCAAGGAGGACTGATTGTCCTGGTCTGCCAAGTCTTTCGCTAAGAAACACAATAAGAAGCTGTCTGGACCGGCAGCTTCTAAGGCGGCGGCGATGGCGACTGCTATGGTTAAGTCAGGCACCCCGGAAGGAATCGCCATTGCTACCGCCAATAAACACGGCAATAAGATGATGGGCCGGCACGTCAGGAAGAAGAAATAATGCCGATGAATCTTGGGCTGCGCGGCGGCAAGCGGGCGCTGGATATGTTCTCCGGCGAACCGCGCGCGCCGCTCATTGCGCCGGTTCACGGCGGGGGCGATATGCACAGGATCATGATTATTCGGCACGGTTCGACCGATCTCAACGACAGCAAGACATCGGTCGATCGCATCCGGGGCTGGAAGGACATCCCGCTCAACGAGGAAGGCCGCGCGGAAGCCCACAAGATGGCCGACAAGCTCGCCAAGAAGCCGCCCGACGTGCTGCTTTCCTCAGACCTCAAGCGCGCGAGCGAGACGGCGCATATCGTTTCTGCCAGGATCGGCGTGCCGGTGTCGGAGCGCAGCGAAGGCTTCCGGCCGTGGAATGTCGGCACCTATGCGGGAAAACTGTCGTCTGAGGCGGTGCCGATCCTGTCCGACTACGCCAAGAACAAGCCGGACGAAAAGGTGCCGGGAGGGGAATCGTTCAATGATTTCAAGCATCGCTTCTTCGATCATCTGGCGGAAACGCTCGATAAGTATAACGGCAATCACGTCGCCATCGTCACGCACTATCGTAATGAGCGGCTTCTTGAAGCCTGGAAAGCAAAAGGTTTTCCAAAATCGGGAGAGATCGACCGCAAGGTCTTTGCCGAAAAAGGCCCTGCTCCCGCTCACGTCACTGAAATATCGATCCCGCGCAGCCGGCTTGAGACTGGTCCCAACATGACCAAGGCGCAAGCCGATTACATGGAACAGAGCGATAAAGCCTATCATTGCAAGGATTGCAGTATGTTCCTGCAACCGGATTCCTGCACGCTGGTCATGGGCAAGATCAATCCTGACGGCTGGTGCAAGCACTACGAAGGCAAATAATGCCTTGCGGTGAAGCCAGCGTTGTGCAGTTATCGCGACGTTGCCCGGTGCAAACGGTCCCCGCTAGGACAAGACCGTACCAGGGTTAGTTACGGCCCCCGTCAACGGACAAGGCCGAAGGTCTGAGGCCCCGCTATTCGAGCGGAAAAGCCGTCATTCTTTCGTTCAACCGCACAAGGGGATCGGCCGTGTCCGAAAATCTCGTCAAACTTTACGTCGAGGAGTTCTCGACCAACCTCATGATCGCGCTGCAA